ATCACTTGCGGGCTCGGCTCTGCGAATGCAGTACGTTCCGGCACCGGAGACCGCAACCGCCGACCAGGACAGCAAGCCTCCCGCGATCAGCTCGCTCACCGCAAGCGCCCAGGATGGCTTCGCGCTTATCGCCTGGACGCTCCCGAACGATCCCGCGTCCTACGACTCGATCGAGCTTTTCGCCTCGACCGTAAACGATCGCGGCACCTCGACGAAGATCTTCGACGGCCGCGCGTCCGACTTTCAGCACGTCACGAACGACACCTCCGCGCGCTACTACTGGATCAGGACTCGCCGCGCGCGCGTCCGCTCGGACTGGTATCCCGCAACGACGACGAGCTCGGTGTCCGTCGCTGCTAAACCGCCGACCCTGATCGGTTACCTCACGAACGAAGCGGTCACCGTACCGGCAGACTCCGCCGGGACTGTCAGCTCATTCGCGACCGCAGTCGGCGACTTCAAGGTCTTCGTCGGCACGACCGACGTCACGAGCTCCTGCGCGTTCTCGATCCTGGGGCAGACAAACGTCACCGCCTCGATCAACGCCTCGAGCGGCGCTTACTCGGTTACCGCAATGTCCGCCGACACCGGCTCGGTCGCCTTTCGCGCGACTTACGCCGGGAGCTACTCGATCGACAAGGTGTTCTCTGTCACGAAGGCGCGCCAGGGCAACGCGGGCTCGAACGGGACTAACGGCACGAACGGCACGAACGGGAACAACGGTGTCGACGCGGTAAACATTCAGCTCTCGAAGAGCTCGTTCCAGGTGAACGCTTTCGCCGACGGCACGGTGCCCGACTTCTCGGGCGCTGACGGTACGCTGAAGGTCTACCAGGGGGCGACCGATGTCACCGCCTCGGCAACGCTTTCTGCGAGCGCGGGCGCAGGCGTCACCGGCACGATCAACACGGCGACAAACTCGCCGGTATCCGGCGAGGCGAAGGGCTACTACCGCATCACCGCGCTCTCGGTCGACGTCGGCACTCTCACGCTGTCGGCGGTCTACAACGGTGTCACCTACACCGCGACCTTTTCCGTCTCGAAAAACAAGATCGGCTACGAAATCGTCAGCTCGCTCCCCTCGACGAACCTATTCGCCGGGCGGATGGTATTCCTGACGACGGACTCGAAGCTCTACCGCTACACCGGCTCCGCTTGGACGACGGCGGTCCCTGCGGTCGACATCTCCGGGCAGCTCGCCGACGCACAACTCTCCGCACTTGCAGCGGCCAAGGTTACCGGACAGCTTACCGACGCGCAGATCCAGGCGGTCGCCGCAGCTAAAGTATCAGGGCAGCTCACCGACGCGCAGCTCGCCGCCATCTCGGCCGCGAAGGTCACCGGGCAGATCGTCGGAACGCAGATCACCGACGGCGCGATCAGCACGGCGAAAATTGCGGCCGGAGCCGTTACCGCAAGCCAGATCGCTGCGGACACCATTACCGCGGGCAACATTGCCGCCGGAGCTATCACCGCGTCGGAAATCGCAGCCGGGGCTGTTGTTGCCGGAAAAATTGCGGCGGATGCGGTCACCGCGAACGAGATCGCCGCTAATGCGATTACCGCCGCAAAGATCTCTGCGGGCGCGGTCGAAACGGCCAAGCTCGCCGCCGGAGCGGTGACCGCGGAAAAGATAACCGCCTCGACGATCACGGGCGACAAGATCGCCGCGAACGCGATCACCGCGACCAACATCGCCGCCAATGCCGTCACGGCCGACAAGATCTCTGCGGGCTCGGTTACGGCCGCGAAGATCTCCGTCACCGATCTCTCGAGCATCACCGCGAGCATTGGCACGCTCACCGCAGGCACGATCCGAAACGCCGCCGACAGCTTCCGAGTCGACGTCACGAACGGGCGCACGATCACGACGACCGGCTCGTTTATGAAAGTGACCGGGGCTCCTTTCGGCAGCTCGAGCCAGTTCATCGAATGGTACGGGCCCTATTTCGCAAGCCTCGCGAGCTGCACAGAAGCGAACGCGACCTACTACCTCAAGACCGACGGCTCCGCCTATTTCGGCGGAACGCTCTCGGCGGGAACGCTCACGAACCGCGGCGAGACGAGCGATCTCTCGGCATCCGCGCAGATCACCGTCGGACCCTTCGGCACGAACGGCGACTCGAAGGTCGTCACGGTTTCCTATGCCTATAACGGCAACTGGACGCAGTTCCAGGGCTCCTCGACCGGAAGCGCGAGCGGCTCAATCTCCGCGACGGTCAAGCTCTACCGAAAGATCGGCAGCGGCTCGGAGACCGAAGTCGCGACGCTCAACGTTACCGGGACCTGGTCCTACGAGACCGACAGCGAACCGTATCCGGGCGGCACCTATGCCCGCTTCTGGACGCAGGCGATGAGCGGCTCCGCGACCTATACCGACGCCGACGCAAGCCTCGCCGATCGCACCTATCGCGCCGCGATCACCGCGCGCTCAACTCAATTTGGAACTGGCAACAACAGCCAGAGGGTCGCAATCGTGAGTATTGAGGAATAAGTCGATGTTCGATGCAACAAAGCTCAAGGTCCCGCCGGGTTCGCTCCTGGTCGATATTTCCCTTGTAATCGCGCTCGTCTATTGGGGCGGGCAGATGACCGAGCGCCTCGAAAACATGACAAAGCGCCTCGATAGCGTCGAGCAGATAAAAATCCAACCGGAGGCCGATCGGCGCATCGCGGTCATCGAGTCGCAGCTAGCCAACCAGACGGAGCGTCTCAAGTCGATCGAGGACAAGCTCGATCGAGCTCTCGTTCGTCGCTGATGCTTTTCCTATCGGCCGGACATTACCCGCGCGCGCCTGGCGCGGCCTGGCAGGGCTTTGTCGAGCATACCGAGGCGCAGGCCTGGGTGACGGAGCTCGCGCGGCTAATACCGGGGGCAAGGGTCGTCCCGACCGGCGAGCTCGGCGCGAAGGTCCGTTGGATCAATGCTCAAGCGAGCCTCTCGGATCTTGCGCTTGAGATTCACTTCAACGCCGGACCCGGCAACCGCGGGCAGGGCAGCGAGTCGCTTTATTCGCCAGGCAGCACGACCGGGCTACTGGCCGCGCGGCCGATTCAGGCAATTCTCGCGCAGTTTTTCGCCCCTGATCGAGGGGTGAAGCCTGGCTTCTACCAGGCCGACAAGTCGAAGGGGCCGCTCTACTTCCTCAAGGCGACGCGCTGCACGTCGCTGATCCTCGAGCCGGAGTTCATCTATCACGCCGCGGACATCCGAGCGAAGCGCTCGAGCTGTTGCGCGGCGCTCGCCAACCTACTACGGAGAACCGCACATGACGGAAGAGTTACCGATCTCGTTGCGTAATTGGCTGCGAGGCGCTCTGCGCTCGCGGACGGTATGGATCAACGTCCTGCTCGCTGTCCTGGGTGGCCTCGAGCTCTCCGGCGCTCATCTGACAACGCTATTCGGCTCGGAAGTCGCCGCAGGGATTCTGCTTCTCGGCTCGATTGTGAATCTCGCGCTGCGAGCAATCACGACGAGCCCGCTCCCGCATCGGTGATCCGGTGTCAAGCGGCATCCCGAAAGAGTTTCAACTCCTTGCACACACTATCAAGGTCCGCGTCATCCCGCGCTCGAAGTGGCGCCACGGAAAAAACGTCGTCGGAATGTGGATGCCCGACAAGCTTCGCATCGACCTTATTGCAGATCCGATCGAGACACAGCTCCAGGCAACCTTCTGTCACGAGCTCTGTCACGCACTCCTAGACATGATGAATCACGAGCTGTCGCACGACGAGGTGTTTGTTGACAACCTCGGTGCGCTCCTAATGCAGGCGCTTGTGACGTTTAAAACAGAATGACAACTGCAAAAAAAAACCTAGACTCGGCGGCTGTTCACGCAGCTTGGATTAAACACGGTCGCAACTTGCGACAGACGGCCCTCGCGCTCGGTGTCAACGCCGGGACGATTCGTCTGCACGTCGACCGCATCGAGGGAGCGGAGCAACGTCCGCAAACCGTCGACGAGCAGCTTCGCGCAGCTCGAGCTCACATAAAGGAGCTCGAGGGCAAGATGCTGAATGACGCGGTCGTTCGCGACGAGATCTTTAAGCTCTCGCGCGCCTCGGTCGACCCTCCGTCCTGGATGACCAAACCCTCAAGGGCGGTCTCCGACTTCGCAGGCGTCCCGACGCTGTTCGCGAGCGACTGGCACTTCGGCGAGGTCGTCCGACCGGCCGAGATCGGAGGCGTGAACGAGTACAACGTCGAGATCGCCAAGGATCGAGCGCGCACCTTTATCACGGTCGCGATCGAGCTCCTGCGGAAGCACATCCAGGGCGGCAAGTATCCGGGGTGTGTCTTGATCCTGGGCGGCGATATGCTCTCCGGCGACATTCACGAGGAGCTATCCGAAACGAACGAAATGCCGACGATGCCCGCGCTGATCGAGCTCGTCGGTGTTTTGTCCTGGTGCGTTCGCACCCTGGCGGACGAGTTCGGCGCGGTGTTCGTTCCCTGCGTCACCGGCAACCACGGCCGCACGAGCCGCAAGCCTCGAGCGAAGCGGCGCAACCACACGAACTTCGACTGGCTTTTGTATCAGATGCTCGCGAAGGTCTTCGAGGCCGATCGCCGCGTGACGTTCCTGATTCCGGAAGGGCCCGACGCCTACTACAAGATCTTCGGGACGCGGTATCTCCTTACGCACGGCGACCAGTTCCGCGGCGGCGACGGCATGATCGGTGCGCTCGGTCCGATCTCGCGCGGCGACAAAAAGAAGCGCGCGCGCAACGTCCAGACCGACAAGAGCTTCGACGTGATGCTCCTCGGCCATTGGCATCAATACATTCACATGAATCGCTTCATTGTGAACGGCTCGCTCAAGGGATACGACGAGTATGCCGACGCAGGCAACTTCGACTATGAGCCCGCTCAACAGGCGCTCTGGATCACGCACCCGCAGCACGGAATCACGTTCCGGATGCCGGTCTACGTTCAGCGCGGCACGACCGCGTCAAAGACCGAATGGATCAGCATATCGAGGGCCGCATGAAGGACGCGATTAATCCGAGCCACTACCAGGGCGACATCGAGTGCATCGACGCGCTGCGCGCAGCTCTGACGCCGGAGGAGTTCCGGGGCTACGTTAAGGGCTCCGCGATGGCCTACCTCTGGCGCCTCGGCAAGAAGGACGCGCCGGAGCAGGAGGCCGGGAAGGCGATCTGGTACATCACCTGGCTCACCGGCCGAGACCCGCGCGAATGATCCCTCCCTGGCTCCTGCGATACCTCCCGCACTTGGTCGCCGTCCTGGCGATCCTGGCGCTCCTGGTCGGCTCCTACAGATGGGCCTATGGGAACGGTGTCGAGGCCGAGCGGGTCCGGTGGGAGGCGACAACGGCGGAGGCGGGCGAACGATTCGCCGAGGCGCTCGCCGAACAGCAGCTCGTCCTGACAGGCCTCGAGCGCGACCTGACAGCAGCTCGGCGCCAGGCCAACCGCAAACGAGAGGATCTAGCCAATGCCACGACAACCGACCCGGCGAGCCGCGATTGGGCTCTCGCTCCTATTCCTGACGGGGTGCGCCAGTCGCTCGGTGATCGTCGAAACCTGTCCTCCGATCCCTGACTTCCTGACCGCGGAATGTATCGTCCCGGAGCGATCGCTTAAAACGAACGGAGACCTCGCCAGAGCGTACATAGACGCGACCGAGTGCCTCGGGGAGGCGAACCTCAAGCTCCGCTCTGTGCGCTCCCTGGCGAGCTGTAGGCTAGGCAGCGAGCCTATTCGCAAATAGCGCCGGTCCGCCTTTCACAAGTGGTACTATTTCATAAATCGGGAGCGGGCCCCCGCTACCATTCAGTGAAACACCCGCCGCAGACAGCAGCGGCGAGGTGTTTAGTTGCAATTCAGCAACAAGAATGGACCCCTCCGGGCGACAAATGACGTCCCCCAGAAGCGCGTGAACGGCCGCTCGAGCTCGACCCGCCGGTCCCTGTAAAGCCTCCCGCATATTGGCGACCGCCTTCCGATAGGCGTCCTCCGCGGCTCCCTGGTCGATGTTCGACCTGGCGCCCGCCTTCCGCCAGGAGCTCGCCAGGAGCGACCGACGACGCTCAATGAGCGCGGCGACCGAGGGCGCAATGTCTTCCCGGTCGAGCGCACCCTGGGCGACCTGGGCCTCGAGCCGGGCAATCCGGCGATCGAGCTCCTCGAGCTCCGCCGGGCGCGTCGACTCGGTGCGCTCATCTCGTCGCCATTGCCGGATCATCTGGACGGCCAACTCGACCGCCTCATTCGAGAGGAGCTGTGACGAGATCGGCTCGAGCAGCTTCTCCTCCGCTACGTCCCGCCTCGCGCCGACCGAGTTCGAGCAGGCCGCGTCGCCTCCCTGGTGCCGCGTTCCGCAATAGTACCGACTGCCGTTCGCGCCGGTCGCAACAAGCTTCCCGCCGCATTCCCCGCAGACCAGAATCCCGGAGAGGACGTACTTCGGGCCGCGGCCCCTCGTCCCGCCGTGAAACTTTCTCGGCTGTGCCAGGGCGCGCACCTTCTCCCAGGCCTCGAGCTCGACGATCGCAGGGCCATCCGTGACGATCCATTCCGACTCCGGACGCTCAACGCGCTGACGCTTTCCGCTGTCCGGATCTCGCCTCCAAATCGAGCGATTCCACACGACCCGGCCGATATAGCGATCGTTCGCAAGCATCGAGTGAACGCCGGACACAAGCCACAACCCGTCCGACCGGCGAGTCTTTCGCTCCCAGGTCGAGCCGGGCGACGGCACTCCGCGTCGATTCAAGTCGACGACGATCGCCTTCATCGACTCGCCTCGAGCTGCGCGCTCAAACACCTCGCGCACAATCGCGGCCTCCATTTCGATGATCTCTCCCGCCTTCGAGTATCCGTAACACTTCCCGCCGGTCGCCTTTCCCAGGCGAGCCCTCATATCGAGCGCAGAATGCGTCCGCGATGCAATCTGCGCGCGGAACTCCTCGCTCATAATTCCAGAGAGACCCGCCTGCATCCGAGCCGTCCGGCTGTCCGAGTCGAACCCGTCCAGGACGCCGACGACGCGGATACCTCGGTGACGCAACCTGGTCAGCAACGGCGCAAGATCCTGCGATCTTGACAGCCGGGTCGTGTCGACGACCAGGAGGAGGTCACCTGACTTGAGCTCGGCGAGCGCCCTCTGGACACCGGGCCTGTTCCCGATCGCAGCGCCGGAGATCCCCTCGTCGGTGTATTCCGCGACGACCTTTAGCTCGTGATTTTTCGCGTAGTCGCGGCACCGCCGAAGCTGATCGACGATCGTTGATTCCGTCTGGTGCTCGGTCGAATATCGGGCGTAAATGATGGCGCGCATAACGTCACCTTATGCTGCGGGGCGGTGCTCTATCAACTTCTCGGCGTCCTGGGAGGGCGGCGGCGCGTCCCGGAGCGCCTGGTAGGCGGCTCGGGCGAGCAGCTCAACAAGCTCTCGGAGCGCTGGATTCATGCGGCCTTCTCGACGATCTCGACATAGGCGTCGAGCTTGTCCTCGGCGATCCCGAGCTGTAACGAAAGCAGCTTTTTCTGTAGCTCTCCGGCGGTCCTCTTCAACTCGTCGCGCTCCTCGACAAGGAGCTTCACTCGAGCAGCAAGCGCCTGGGAGAGCTCGCTCGCGTCTGGGATGGCTGAAACGTGACCGACGATCTCGAGGTCGCACATCGCTGAATAAAATACTGACATATAGGTTCCGGCTTGCGCGACGGGGCCGGGCTCCGTAGGGAGGAACGCGCGCATCGTCGATGATTACATTGCGAGCTCGAAGCCCGGCAGGACCGGCTGCGCGACGCGATAGCGCGCGAACTTTTTCCCGTTCCTGGTCTCGGTGACGGTCTCGATGTCGAGGCCTTCGGCGCGAAGATCCGCTACTCGAGCGGCGAGGCGGAAACATCCGAACCTCTCGAGCGCGTCGAGCGGTGTCAGCTCGAGGCCAGACAGCAAAGCGGAGCGGATCTGATCAGTCTGGGAGCGGCTCACGAGAGCACCTCCCGACCACGATCAAGCTCGCGGCGGCGCGCATTGACCTCGGCGAGCGTCTGCTCGATGACCGCGTCGAACTTGCCGAGCGCATAAGCGGCGCGAACGACGTCCGAGACGAGCTGCCGAGAGCTCGCAACGTCGGCCACCTTCACCAGGTTCTCGAGAGCTTCGGTGCTCATGCTGCAACCTCCTCGGGCTCAACGACAATCGCCTCGAGCTCCGCCTTCCTGGCATCCTTCGCGGCATTCAGCGCGGCCTCCTGTTCGCGATCCTTCGACTTCCTGGCGAGCACGACCGAATCGCGGAACCGCGTCTTCAGCGCCTCGAGATCCGGCGCCTCCCGAACCAGGGCGACGGGATCGGCGAGCTGCGGCTCCGCAGCGACGACCGTCGCGCTCGAGCTCGCAATCGTCATGTCCTGGATCTCTTCGGAGGTGTAGACGCCAACCGCGACCCCTGGGAACACGGCGCGGACGCCTTCGGAGATCACTCGCGCGCGGAGCATCTGCCGCGGGTACTGACGCCAGGTCGGGTTCTTCGTGAGCCCGGCGCGTTCGGCCATCTGGAACGTCCATCGGATCTCGACGACGCCTCCGGCCGGGTGCGACACCTTCGCGGCGACCGCCTGGTCGGTGTACTCGGTCCATTCGATCTTCCCGCAGTTCGCTTGAAAACGAGCGAGCAGGGCGTCGCTCTTCAGCGAGGGCCGTCCCTGGATGATGTGGTAGTCGCGCGCGGCGATCGCCGGGTGCAGACCTTCCGCCTGGGCAATCAGCATCAAACTCATCGCCTGGTCGGGCGTCCGCATTCCAAAGAGGCCGGACTTCGCAATCGCGGTCGCCATCTTCTCGATGTCCGTCACGCTGACGGCTTGGATCGCTGTACTCATGCTGCTTTCTCCCTTAATTGACGCTCGAGGTCGTCGACCTCGGCGAGAAACTGTCGAACCTCCGAGTCGAGGTTCGCGATAAAGATGTCGTCGCGCTCGACGCGCTGAACGTAGAGCGCGAGCTCTTTCGGCATCCGCGGATCGAACGACACGAAGTCGCAATAGGCGCGGCCGGTGATCCAGAGCTGACCTTGCACCTGGGCGATGTGGTCGCCGGGCATCCCGTACAACCAGGTCTCGATGTGGGTAGTGCTTGAGGGACACTTAATCTCGATCAGGCCTTCGTCGCCGACGAAACCGTCGGGCGAGGCGCCGGTCATCAGCGACGGGTGACGCATGAACCCGGTCTCGAGCACCTCGACGCTTCGCTTGAATTCGTACTCGATGCGCGCGCCGGGCTCCTGGTCGATTCCCCATTGCATCCCGGCCGTCGTGAAGTGCGGAGTCGGCTGACCGCTCAAGCGCTCGGTCACGAGCTCGATCGCGTAGTCGATGCGAGCCTGGGCGGGCTTGCCGGACTTCAGCTTCGAGATCACGGCGCGAAACTTCGACGCGGTCGCGCATCCAAGACGCGCGGCGAACCATTCAGCGGATCGCTGTTCCATCATGCGGCCTCCTGCATAGCGGGCTTTCGGTGGATGAGAAGAATCCCGGAGCGGGCGTTCGAGATTACGAACCCGGCAGGCGTGAGCGCCTGGAGCAGCTCGCCGATCGTGATGTCGCGATCGAGCTCGAGGACGATGCGATCGGGAAGGCTGTCGCGCTCGATAGCTCGGGCAAACTCGAACCATGCGCGATGATCTCGAGGGTCGACTTTTTCGATGGTCACAGCGGGACGTTCCATCCGGCACGACGGACAACCGTGCGGGGATTGGGATCTGGCAGACGCTCGCGGCTGCGGCGATTACGTCGGCGGAGCGCGATCAGATCGAGGACGTACTCGAAGACCGCGGCAAGAATGGCAAGTACGCCGAAAGCGGTAAAAACCGCCGAAACGAGCAGAATTCCGTCTATTGCGGTGTCCATGAAACCTCCCGAATGACTCGCCGCGGGATGCGGCTTCGGAAGGAGTATTACCGACAGGTACTAATTAAGTCAACAGCCGGAGGTACTGAAATACCAAAAGGTTATTGCAGCGGGCGCCTGCCCGGACTAGATCTGTTCGGAATTCTTGTAGACGACGCGACCAATAATCTCGACGCCGTCGCCGCAGCGCTTGTCGCCGTAGCGGCGCTTGTCTGGGTTATCGGATGCCAGGAACCATTCCCCGGCGTCGCGTCGGAGACGCTTGATCACCAACTCGCCTTCGTAATTCACGGCGCACACTTCGCCGTCGGCTAACTGGGTATCGGCGCGATTCACGACGATCGTGTCGCCGTCATAAAGACCGGGCTCCATCGAAGCGCCCTGGACCTTCAGCGCGACGAGCTGATCAGGTCGGAATCCGCGCTTCTCGAACCATTCACGCCGGAAGAACAAGGGCGGCGCGTCGTCCGCGTGGCATTCGACCGCCCAACCAATCACCCCGGCCGACAGCTTCATCCGTACGCGACGTACAGCAACAAAACCATCGGGAGCATCCGCCTCGCTAGGCCCGCTATCGAGTGGGCGATCTAACCAACCGGCTGAAAGGCCTACCGCAGCCTCGATCTGACGCGCAAGGCGCTCGCCGAACCCTTTGCGGCCGAGGAGGGTGCTCGAGAGCTGACTTTGGGACTTTTGGATGAGCTGTGCAAAACGAGACACATTGCCGCCGTACTCATCCTCGATAAGCCGCCGCAGTCGCTCGCGCCTGATGTCTTGAGTGTCCACGACTGACAGTGTGACAGATTGAATAGCAAAAATGCACCTAATGGTGAATTACCGTGTGGTATTGCACATATGCTCCATTTTGGTACTATCTCCGCGATATGACACTGAAAGAGTTCCTTCAAACCATGTCCCTCCGTCAGCGCGACCGTTTCGCAGAGCGCTGCGGCACGACGGGCGGTCATCTGCGGAACGTCAGCTACGGCTACAAACAGGCGGCGGAATCCCTCGCAATCAACATCGAGCGGGAGAGCAACGGGATCGTCACGGTCGAGGAGCTGCGGCCGGACGTCGACTGGAGCGTGATCCGCGACTCCAGGGGGAGACGACGTACCAACCCAGCGGGGGAGGCGGCGTGAACTTCTACAAGCATTACATCGGCGACTTCCAACGCGACACGGGGCACCTGTCGCTCACCGAGCGCGGGGCGTACCGATCGCTCCTCGATCACCACTACGCGACCGAGAGGCCTCTGCCGACCGACATGACGCAGCTCTGCCGGATCGTCGGGGCGGTCTCGAAGGCCGACCGCGATGCGGTCAAGCGCGTCCTCGGGGAGTTCTGGCAGCTCGAGGGGGAGGGGTGGACGAACGCGAGGGCGCTCCTCGAGATCGCGAAGGCAGACGAGCAGCGTGACACGAACCGGCGCATCGCCGAGGAACGAGAGGCCAGACGAAAGGCGGCACGAGCCGGGGACGACAGCAGCACGAACCGTAGCACGAGTCGTGCGACGAATCGTCTAACGAACGCCTCACCTATCCAGACTCCAGACTCCAGACTCCAGACTATATCTCCAACCCTAACTGATACCTCATGCGTAATCTCTTCGCTCGAGGTAGCCAAACTCGCGCGCGCGGAAGGCGACGAGCGCCGGGAATTTGAGGCGCTGAAGGCGATCTACCCGCCACACGCGGGCCGCACGGACTGGATCAGCGCAGAGCACCACATCCGCAGGCACCTCGAGCAGGGCGCGACCTGGGAGGACATCCGCGCAGGCGTCGAGCGATACGCCGGACACGTCCAGGCGACTAACCGCATGGTCCTCAACCCGGCGAGGTTCTTCGGCGATCGCGATCGTCCCTGGTCGCAGCCCTGGCCGATCCCGCCGTCGAAGGCGCAAAAGACCCAGGACAGCAACGTCGCCGCCGCCCAGGCGTGGCTCGAGAAGGCCAATGCAGCCGGGTGATCGCGCTGAAATGGCGCGCATCCTGGTCTCGCTCGCCGAGATCAAACCCGGCGGAAAACTCACGGCCGAAGCGCTCGAGCTTTGGTACTCGGCGATGAGCGCCTGGTCGATCGAGGAGTTTCGCGCCGCGGCGCAGTACCTGATGCTTCACGAGGAGTATTTCCCGAACCCCTGGCACTTCCAACAGCTGAGGCGCGCGCAGCGCATGACGCCGGGCGAGGCCTGGGCGATCGCGCTACAGCACGTTCGCTCGGGCTCGTATCACACCGGGCCTGCGATCCCGGAGGTCGAGCGCACCGTCCAGGCGCTCGGCGGATGGAAGGTGATCGCCTGGTCGAGCGTCGACGCGCTCCCGTTCACTGAGAAGCGATTCGCCTCGCACTACGACCAACTCGCCGACGTCGCCGAGACGCGCCAGGAACTCCCGCAGCTCGCGCACGACAACCCGGTCCGCGGATTGATCGGGGGCATCGGCAAGTGAGGATCGCCGACGCGATGAACGAGGCCTGGATGGCGCAACGCCTCGGGCTCCCGCTCGACTGGGATGCGGGCGTCACGACAGCAGAGCAGCGGCGCGAAAAGATCCGAGCGGCGATAGTCGCTCAACAGCGGGTGCTCTCGATCGCAGGCAAGCGCGCCGGACAACCCGCAGAAACCTGGAAGGCGCTCTTCGAGCGCGTATACCGCATCCCGTTACAACCGAAAGAGGATTGACAATGCCCCAGTACGACAACACCAACAGCGGCCTGCTCGCGAAAAACAAGCGCAAGGAGAAGGACACGCACCCCGACTACTCGGGCTCGATCAACATCGAGGGCGTCGAATACTGGCTCTCCGGATGGCTGAAGACCGGCAAGGAAAGCTCGAAGCTCGCAGGCGAGAAGTTCTTCTCGCTCTCGGTGAAACCGAAGGATCAGCAGCGCGCTGCGGCACCGGCACCGGCACCGGCTTCCGTCCCGGCTGACGACTTCAACGACGACATCCCGTTCTGAACGGCTTATGACGCAGGACCGCTTGAGGCCGTTCTCCGCGATCAAGACCGTCGTCATCCCGATCGCTCGGGTGCGCGTCGTGCAGCAGCTCGACCGCGTGAGCCGCGTGAACAACGGATGGGACGTCCAGTATCTCCCCGTCGGGAAATTGCGGTGGTGGTGGAACTGGCGCACCTACAGGCGCGAGCGCGCCGAGCAGACCGCGCGCGACCTGGCGAATGTTCTCATCGCGGAAGGTCACGTCGCGCTCACCGCATTCGAGACTAACGAGGTGCAGCGATGAAAGCCTGGGAACTGATTGTTTCGATCGCGCAAGTGTCGCTAATCATGGTAGTCACTGGCGCACTGCTTGGCATCGGGATCGGCGCGTTCGCAGCCGCCGCGATGTCGGTCTACCGGGTCTTCACTTGAGCACGGCGACGTCGTGGCCGGGCCTGTTCGGTCAGATTCCGAAGTGATCCATCTGGAGTTCACACTTCCCTGGCCTCCGTCGGTGAACCATTACTGGCGGAACTTTCGAGGCCGGATGGTGATCGGCGCTCGAGGCCGCGCGTATCGCAAGGCGGCGATCGAGGCGATCGGCGAGCAGGAGGTTCCGGTCGAGGGGATCGGTGGACTGCTGAAGGTCGAGCTCCTGGCGCATCCGCCGGATCGACGTAGGCGTGATCTCGACAACCTACAGAAGGCGCTCCTCGATGCGGTCGTTGCGGCCGGTGTGATCGAGGACGACAGCAACATCGACGATCTGCGCGTAGTGCGCGGTCCGGTCTTCCCAGGCGGGAAGGTCCAGGTCGTCATCCGACCGTACACCTCGGAGACTAACTTCACGACACGCAGGGGATCTGAACCGTGAGCACCGCGACTGCCGACGCCTACGAGAGAAAACCCAGAAACGCGACCGACGTGACCGCGTTCGTCGATTGGCGAATGTATCAATGGGCGAGGTTCGCTCGAGATCGACTCGGCGCGCTTGGCTACCCGCGCGAGTCAATCAGCACGAAGCTCCTGCGCGAGATCGTGCTCGGGATCAATTCGCCGGGCGGGTACGCGCCGGATGAAAACTGGCCGAATGGCGTGGAGGTGGTGGAGCGATGCGTGACCAATCTCTGCCGTGACCGGCGGACCTGGGCGCAGCTCGTCGAGGTCACCTACCTCACGCCGAGGGACGAACCTAACGAAGTACGAGCTCGGCGCCTGCGGATGAGCCCGGCTCAATACCAGACGCTCCTGCGTCGCTTCCGGACGGCAATGTACGGCGCGCTTTCCGTCGCGGACGCTTGGTCAGCGAAAAACGCTTGATGTGTACATTTGCATGACGAAACTATCGAAACCTGGACTGTGGTCAAGGGAAGAGCAGCGCGATCGTTTGTACGGTCGCAAGTGGCGAGAGGCGCGCCGGGCATACCTGGCAGCGCACCCGCTCTGCGTATTCTGCGAGCAGCTCGGCAGGGTGACGGCGGCATCGGTCGTCGATCACGTCACCCCTCATCGCGGCGACGAAACGCTTTTCTGGGCGGCGACCAACTGGCAACCGCTCTGCGAGCCGTGTCACAACGGCGCGAAGGCCGAGCTCGAGCAGACCGGAACCCTGCGGGGATGCGACACCTCGGGCGCCCCCCTCGACCCCTCCCACCCCTGGAATTTTCAGCGGTGAGGGAGGGGAGGGTCGAATCTCTACGGCTCGAGGCTCGGACAC